CTATCCGGTGATCGGCTTTAGCTTCCCGGCCAAGGCGGCTGCTTGGGCCGCGTCAGTGGTGAAGTCGCCGGCATTGGTCGGTGGTCCTGCCGGCGGGTGGACGTGGCCGGCCAACTGGGTGTTCATCTGCTGCACCAGGTCCAGCAGGTCGCACAATACCTGCAGGACATTCACGTCAGCAGACCCCAGCCATGTCTTCGGCGCCTGCAGGTGCTGGGCGGCGGCCGCCACGCTCCGGCGCATTCCCTGGATACGCTCGTCCATGCCGGCGCCGATGGTGGCGTTGTAGCGCTGGCCGGCAACCAGGTTCAGGTCGCGCCCGGTGGCCTGGTGTAGATCGTCCACGGCGGCCAGGCTGGCGGATCCGCCGGATAACAGCTTGAGCGCACCCAGCGCCTCGATCCGCTTGACGCCGCCCACTTGCTCGGTCGCGTGGTCCTCGATCTCGACTCGGCTACCTTGGTAGCGTTCGACGTTCTCCAGGGCCTCTATCTCGCGCTCCATGGCCTGATCGCGGATCCGCCCATCCGTCTGCCTCGTCCAGTTTCCCGCGCCGTCTACGCGCTGCAGAACGGCTTCGCTGTGCTGCCACAGCTGATCCTCTTTCGGCAGCTTCGGCAGGCTCTGGCCGTGGGGCAGGATCTGCAAAATGAACGGCTTGTTCGGCAGGCCGTAGGCGAAGCCCACCACCACCATGGTGCCTTCTTCGGGGAAGGCCAGGAACCCGCGTTCGCCGCCGCCGTTCGGCAGCGGTAGCGGGACGCCCGGCATGGGAGGCAATGCCGGGTCGGCCTCACCGTTCACGTCCAGGATCTCCAGATCTACGGCGAAGCGCGGGCGGAAGTCGTCGCACAAGCCGTTCGCCGCCGGCGGGTCGGCCACAGCTGTGACGCGGGCGTAGCGGGGCAGGTGATAGCCGCCGGAGAGTTCGGGGAATTGCCGCTCTACGATACGGGTTACAGCTTCTTCCATTTGATCGCCATCTGAGTTCCGGTGAGCGTCACCGAGGTGATGCGCTCGCCCTGGTTGATTGTCGCCCCGGGGCGGATCCCGGGCAGTGCTGCGACCACGGCGGACTGTTTGCCCTGGTAGCTGTCGAACAGTTCGGTTTCCAGCAGGATCGGCGCCCGGGCACCCCAGTAGCTGTCGGCCCAGCTGCCCACGTAGACCTCGCCGTTGCCCTGTTGATGCCAGATGAAATCGGGGATGCTGAACACGCGGGCCAGGCTGTCCATGGCCTGGTAGCCGGCGGCGAGCGAGTAGAAGAACGGTGCTTTCGTCCTGGAGTAGTCGGCGCCGGGGACGCGGAACGACAGCCCGGTCTGGCGACTCACGTCCTCCAGAACCTCGCGGAGATCCACATGGCGTAGCCCCATGGGCAGGGGCTGGGCGAGGACGGCGGCCAGCTCGCGGCAGAACAGAACCTGCTCGGTCGCGTTCGCCGCGCTGCAGCGCTCGACGTAGCCGAGGAAGTGCCGCTGCAACGGTCGGTCGTTGTAGCCGATATCGAGGGCCACCAGGCCGCGTACCGGCGCCGGTGCCTTGATGGTGAACGACGCCCGCCCAGGCGTTCGCAGATCCAGGCGAACTTCGCCCTGGACCAGCTGCACGGCCTGGCTGTTGACGGTGAGCACCTGGTGCAGCTTCACGGCGTACCCTCCAGCGCCTGGTCAACGCGCTGCAGGATCCGTTCGAACCCTGTCAGTTCCTGCGTGGGCTTGCCGTCGCCGCCGGCGGTGGGATCCGCGACCGTGGCGCCGATGCCGGCCTGCTGCTGGACCTTGTTTCCGGGCCGGCGTGTCTCTACACGCTCGGGGTTCGAGAGCTTTTCGGTCAGGGTGAACTGGATCCGCCAGGCTCGCAGCAGGTCGTCTTCGCGCACGCTGAGGTTGTCGCTGAACTGGACTTGGCGCACGCCAAAGGCCTCTGCGGTCTTGTTGACGACGCGGTAGGTATGCAGTTGTCCGCCGCCCGCGGTCTTCTCTGCCATCCGCACCAGGGCGACCAGGTGCGTCTGGTCAACGTAGGGAATCATCAGGCTGACGGTCAGCCCCTTGGGCTTGAAGCCTTTGTGAGCTGTAGCCGTGTTGCTGGTCTGCCCGGACAGATCCGCGCTTTCGATACGCAAGTTTGCGGTGATCTGCAGTTCCTTTCCGTGGACCTGCTCGCCGTCGAGCATGAGCGTCATGGATCCAGCCCCACCAGCTCACGCACGAACGCCAGGCCGGCGAGCGAACCGACCAGGGCCAGCCCGGCGCACAGCACCCACTCATGCCCTGGCGCTTTGCCCTTGAGCAACTGCCGGCGTAACTCGCTGGCATTGCCGGGGCCGACCAGGCGGGCCTGCATTGTGCTGTCCTCGGCGCCATTCTCCAGTTGCGCGCGCAGCGCCTGCAGGGCGGCATCCTTGCTCGCCTGCAGTGCCTGCTTGCGCTGCGCCAGGGCGCCCAGCTCGGCCATGGGCGAACTGTCGGCGGCGTAGCCTTCCAGAACGGCCAACTGCCCGGACAGGGTTTGTCGGGCTGCGCGGGTAATGGTGCAGCGCTCCAGGGGCAGATCATGCCAGCGAGGCAAGGGGCCGGCGGTGGGCAGGATCCACTTTTCCGCTTCCAGGCGGGAAAGGTGTCCGGCGCGCCGCTCGGCGCGCTGCAGGTCGGGAATTGGCATCATCGCATTGAAACGGCCCAGGGTAGCCGCTAACTGGTCGTAGCGCGTGCCCAGGAACAATAGGACCAGGGCGTGCTGTTCCTGGTCGTCGCGCTGCGGCAGTTGCAGCAGCTTGTCGCCCAGCAGCTGCAGGAGGTTCGGCGCCGACAGGAAGCGCTGGTGTCCTTTGCCCTGGCCGATTCCGGTCTGGAACGGCGTCACGGCCATGCAGGCGGGAGCCTGGCCCAGCGTGGTTGCCATCGCGTTGCGCCCGGCGGATATCGCCGGCCCGGCCGCCGCGCCGACCGGCCCCGGGTTGGTGGTGGCCAGCCCCTGCAGGTCGCGCATACGCTTGGTTGTGCTGGCCAGCTCGCCGCCGGCGAGCTTCTGCGCGTTGCTCAAGTCGTCCAGCCAGCGCGTGGCCTGGGCAGGCCAGCGCATGGTCACTGATGCCCAGGTCATGCGGAGTACCTGCCGTCGCGCTCCAGCTCTTCGGCGAGCCACGCCGGGGCGCTGGGGCGGTGCTCCGCAAGCGGAAACTCGCCCTGCTCGGGCCAGTCGCGCAGGGTGCGCCGGTAGGCCTGCAGTGCCTGGTACTGCTCGCCAGTCAGCGTGGTGTGGCCGTCCTCGATCTCGTCGCGATGGCGTGCCACCAGGGCGTCGGTGGCGTCCAGTTGGTGATCCCGCCAGGCGCGCTCTATCGCCGCCAGTTCATCGGTGGATGGCGGCGGAGGCTCTTTCGTCATTGGCTGCCCATCCGGGCCTGTGCAGATCACCCGGCCAGCTTCCTGTTCCTGCAGGATCCTGGCGTGGACATCAGCGCTGACGGGGATTCCGTCTACAGGCCAGCCGTTGCCGGACTCGTAGGCCTCGCGCAACGACACTGGGTAGAACGCCGCCGCAGAGGGGGGAGAAAACATAGTCGCTGGTGTTCATCGGCCGAATGCCTCCCAGAACAGAACCATCTGTAGTTGGTATCCGTTTTCCACAGTCGCACCTGTCGTCGTCAGGTTATAGAACGAGGTGCTCGCGTCGGTGCCGGGGTGGAAATTTGCTGTCTGGCCCGCGAAGCCGCCCAGGCAAACGTTCGGAAACGGGATCGGGAAAGTGATGCCTGCGGTAGTGTCCCCGCCCACAGTCACCCGCCCCCACTGGCGGATCAGTCCCGTGTCGTTGTCTCGCCACCATCCGCTACTTCCGAGCGATGCGGTCGCGATAGTCCCGGCACCGATGTTGCTTCGGGCCGTTACGGCGTTGTTGGCGCCGAGGCCGCCACGGGCCAGCGGCAAAATGCCCGATGTAATTTGGGTGGTGTCATGGTTGTGCCCGGAAGGAGGGAATGTTGCGGGCTTCCCTGGTAAGGACGCCCAGGAGTATTCCGACTTGGCCACGTAGTTGGCAGGGTTGAAGTTGCCGGAGTCCCATGCGCGATACCATGCTGACCAGGTGCCGTTGTAGCGGCAGCGCCAGTACAGACCGCCGGCGGCGTAGCCACGGTAAGTCTGATAAATCATCGTGGAAGTGGGGGCGTGGACGGTCAGCAAACCGGCCTCTCCCACGGGATAGTTCGTGCCGTTCTTGGCGTTCGCGGTGAACGGTTGATGCCACCACCCAGAGGCAATCATGGTGTCTAGGTTGACCCCACCCCCCCAGTTCGCCATCCGCCTCTTTAGCAAATGAGCCGCCCACATCGCAGCGTTTCCAGGCCGACCAGACCCCGCGCTTGTTCCCGACGTCGTACATGTAGCGCACATACATTTCGGCATTCGCCGCGTAGCGCACTGCAATCTGGGCGGCATTGCCGTTGCGCTGGTTGTACATCATCGTCTGGATATAGAAAAAAGTCCCCGGAATCGGACCGTTCTCGTGATTCGTGAGGATGAGCGGGATGTTCGTGGTGTTCGGGTCCGTCGTGTTGGGTGTGCTGGTGCATAGCCCTTGTGCGTACCAGGGCAGGCGGGCATCGGCGAACATGCCCGACGTAATTTTCGAGGCGTCCAGAGAGGGAATGTCGTCGGTAGTAAGCGTGGTTGCACCGATGACTAGACCCTTGGGGTTTACCCTGACCTTGGTGTAGGTGCCGTCGGCGACACCGGTATTTGCCAGCGTAACCGTAATGCTGGCGTTTGCGCTGCCGTCGAATGCAGCGCTGCCGGTGGCATCCCCAGCGATTGCCAGTGTGCGAGGGGATGCCAGCTTGACCGCCGTTGCAGCCTGGCCGATGGCGTTGCCCGTGCCGCCTCGGGCCAGGGGTAGAACGCCGGTAGTGATCTTGCCGACATCGAGGGCGGGCAGGTCCGCCGCCGTCAAGGCTGCTCCGCCTGTCACCAAGCCTTTGCCGTTTACGTTGACTTTCGGGTACGTGCCAGCGGTTACGCCGGAATCGGCCAGGGTGATGGCCAGGGCAGTGTCCGCGCTGCCGTCAAATGTGCCTGAACCTGTCGCCGCGCCGCTGATGGAGATGCGCCGAGGGGCAGCCAGCCGGGCGGCCTTGCCCACCACCGTGGCGCCACTGACGATGGCATCCAGCGCGCCCTGCAGGATCGAACGCACGGCCTGGACCATCTTGGTGGTGGCCAGCACCTGGCCGTGGTTGTTGGTCGGGTCGTCGCTGATGGCGTTGGGCAGGTTGCCCAGGCCCACGTCCCCCTTTGTCGTTGCCTGGGCGCGCAGGTTGGGATAGGTGCCGACGCGCGCGGCCAGGTAGCGCACCAGGTCGCCGGCGATGGGCTCGACAGCGCGCCGGTCGGTGACGGCACCATTGGCGGCCAGGTCAGCCAGCGGCACCAGGTAATGCTGAGCGCCGGCGCTGTCGGTGAAGTCCTGCAGGGCGGTGCCCCAGGCGAGGGACCAGGACGCAACAACGTCGGACAGCTCGCGCTGCAGGCGCACGTCCAGCCATGCGGTGGACGGCAGCGCCGGCGCCGCCACGGACACGTCCGCCGTGGTGGTGACGCGGACCCCTTCGACGTAGGCCAGTCCGGCTTTCAGCCGGTAGTTCGTGGTCGCTTTCTCCAGCAGCAGGCCGGCGTTGAAGAAGGTCGCCCGCCCGAAGATATCCCGGTTGCTCCGGCGTTCGCGCTCGTCGATCCCGGACAGTCGCACGGTGAAGTCGTGCTGCCAGGTGCTGGCGTCGATTGTCAGCGCGGTCAGATCCTGGGCGCCGTCGAACATCACCAAGATGTTCCGGGTCACGTTGTTGCCGATCTGCAGCGGCGGTTTGTTCTTGCGCTTCTGCTGGACCGGCACCCAGGCGACGGCGAACAGAACGCCCTCGGCGGACTCAAGGCCCATCCAGTTCCAGTCGAAGTCGCCGACGTCGCTACCCATCATCAGGCTGTAAACGATCTGGTTCGGGTTCACGTACCCGGCCTTGGTCACGTTGGCGGTGTAGACGATCTGGTTGGCCGGCGGCTTGGCCGCGTCGCGGTCTACCGGCTTGCTCGGATCCAGGCCTGGCACCAGGGCGAGCACGACGCGGCTGATTTCCAGGATCTTCTTTTCGCCCAGCTTCTGGGCAATCAAACGTTCGCCGGCGGCGGTGATGCGTGCCATGCGTGGCTCCTACAGGGTAGCGACCAGGGTCTGCTGGTCGTCGTTGAAGTCGGCGGCGACGATGTGCAGCGTCACCGGGGTGATGGTCTGGAAGTCGTAGCGGCGGCAGGTGCGTCCGTACTGCTGGATCAGTACGCGCAGCAGCTCGGGATTGGCCGATAGTTGCGAGTCGGTCAGTTGCAGCAGCACAACGTCCCAGTCGCGGCCGGGCATCCGTTCCTCGATCTCGACGTAGCCGACGCCGAGGCGCTGCAGGATGCGTTTCACGCCGGCGACGGATCCGGCGTCCACGGCGTTGACGAATGCGTGTTTCACGCGCAGCCGGTACAGGTTTTCCGGTTCGCCGCGGAATCGGGATATGTCGCGCTGCCAGGCCAACAGATCCAGGATCGTGATGTGGCAGGTCTCCGCGTCCAGTTGCAGCAACGGCCAGCGCAGCTGGTCTTCGGCCTTTTCCCACCAGGCCTGCGCGGCGCGGGTCAGCTTGGCCAGCTCGGGGCCGTCGAGCCAGAACGGCAGCTTCAGCTTAATCATGGGCGACCACCTGCAGATCCTGGAGGCGGGGGATGTTCAGCTGCGACAGAATGTCGGTGTTGTCGAAGTGCAGGGACTCCAGGCGTGGGAACTGTTCGTGCAGTTCCTCGGCTAGCCGGCTGAAGCTGAAGCGCGACTGCGGATAGGTCAGGGTCGGTTGGTAGCCACTGGCGGTACTCTCGCGGAATGCGGCGCGGATGAACTGCTCCACGTTGGTTTTCAGCTCTGCGCGCTGGTCGGCGGTGAGGTTTGCCCGGGGCCAGATCTCGACGCGGACCTTGTGCAGTGTTTCGGGCATGACGAACACTTGCAGGTCGTCGCCGTGGCCGTGGTTGCCCTCGTCGCGGATGTAGGCGTTTATCTGCTCCAGGTACTCGTTCGCCGGCACGCCGGCATCGAACAGCACGAAGGCATTGGCCGAGCCTGGCCCACGCGGCGCACCGTGCTCGAAGTACACGCCATCCGGACGCACGCCCTGAAAGCCGGCGATCATGGCGCGATACACAGCGTCGGTGTGGTACTGGTTGACGGCGGAGAACTGGTTACGCACGCGCAAGCGCAGTTGCTCGTCGGGTTCGGAGTCGGCCCCGGGCATGGACAGCCAGCCGTCCAGGTTCACCACCTGGACGATGCCGGGGACCGGCACGGGGAGAATGGCGTAGTAGCCGGGCGCCAGGTTGAACCCGCTGCCCGGTTCGACGGCGCGGACTGGGATGGACGCCTGGGTCTGGCCATCCTCGAACAGCCCGGGTTCGGTCGTCTCCAGCTCGTAGATATGGCCGTTGATCGCTGCGGACTGCACCCGTGTGCCTACGGGCACTTCCAGGACTCCGGCGGGAGCGGCGCGGGTGAACAACAGCGCGCCCTCGGCCTGGCTGGCCGGCTTGCGCTCCACGTTGACCGCCCAGGCCAGCATATCCAGCCAGGCGCCGCCGGCGGTCTTCACGAAGAAGTTCGGCAGCACGGTGCCGCTGATGAACTCCAGCAGGGCCAGGACGGGTTTCGTCACCAGGGCGGTGACGATGCGCCAGAACGGCGAATAGGCGCTTGTATTGCTCAGCAGCGAGCCCTGGGCCTCCACCTCCTTTTCCCAGGCCTTGCGCAGATCGGCTTCGGTGGTTGGGATACCGGCGTCGCGCAGCGCGCCTTTGAAATCTACAGTCACAGCGTTACCTCGATTGCGCCGAATTCCACAGTGGTGGCCGTGACCAGGTAGCGCCCCGACCCTTCTTCGATAATCCGCACGGTGCCGGGCACCAGGCGCTCGTCCGCTTCAACCAGCAGCTCCATTTGCTGGATGCAATCGCGCTGTTTCAGCCGGCTACGCTCGGCCACCAGCGTGACCAACAGCCCGCTTTCGCGGATCAGGTGCGCGATGTCCTGGGCGATGCTCGCCCGGTCGTCTACCAGGCGCGGCTGGCGGGACGGATCCAGGGCCAGGTCGTTGCCGACAATCAAAAGATCGATGTAGAGCGTCATCCGGCCATCTCCAGGAGGCCTTCCAGGTCGTGCGCGGTGGGTGCCTTGCTGGTGTGGATCTCGACTTTCTCGACGTGCATTCCTCGGTTCACTGTGCTGGTGTTCTGGATCGCGCGCAGGAAGCCCCCAGGTGGCACGCTGGCGGCCTGTTGAGGGGCGAGGCGAGGGATTGCCCTGTTGATCGACTCACGGGCTTTCTCGGCGCCCTCCATGGGTTGCGGTGGCAGCGGTGGCACCTGGGGAACCAGGTGCAGCGGTTGGGCGGCTGGGGGCTTGAGCTGGCCCAGTAGCGGGTCCAGCGGTTGCTGCAGGGTGGGCAGAGCCGAAACCGGGCCCAGCGTGGGCGCCAGGCGCTGCTGCAGGTCCGGCAGCGGCGCCGCTTCGGGCAGCAACTGCAGGGGCTGGGCTGGGATGCTCGGCGGTGTGACCCGACCCAGTACGGGGGCCAGAGGCTGCTGCAGGGTGGGCAGAGCCGAAACCGGGCCAAGGGTGGGCGCCAGAGGCTGCTGCAGGACAGGCAGCGGCGCCGCCTGGGGCAGCAGTTGCAGCGGCTGTGCCGGGACGCCTGGAGGGGTGACACTCGCCTGCAGGACCAGCGGTAGTTCTGGGGCTTTCGGCATGACGCGCTCGATCACGTCGGCGCCGAGGGGTGGCTGTGCTTGGCTCGCAGCGGGAACGTTCGGCACCGTTGCCCCCTCGGCCGCCGCTTGCGGCAGGGTGGGCAGCGTGCCGAATTCGGCGTCGATGTTGATCCCCGGAATCAGGTTCAGCAGCGCGATCAAGCCCTTGAGGGCTTTCCCGATCAATGCAAAGGGGCTGACGTTTGCCAGCACCTGGAGGAAGGTTCCCCAGGCACCCGTGGCGGTGCCTGCGCCTTCGCTGAGCAAGCCCAGGGATTGAGCGTATTCGCCGCCGATGGTCCAGAGCGCGCTGAACACGTCCCATAGTCCCGACAGGACGGCGACCAGGATGCGGAAGGTCAGCACCACCGGGGTGGCCATCGTCACCAGCGCCTGGAACCAGGTCGTGTTGCCGAAGGCTGCCTGCAGCTCGTCCCACCAGATGATGGTGGCGCCGACCGCGACCACCAGGGCGGCGAACCCGGCGACCAGGAGCGCCACTGGACTGACCAGGACCGAGAAGAGTGTGACCAGGCCGCCCAGCAGCGTGAGCGCGCCGGCGGCGGCGGTGAGGGCCAGCACGCCGAGGGTGATGTAGCCGAGCCATCGAGCGATGTTCGGGAACATGCCCAGCCAGCGCTGGAATGTCTTCCCGGCCTCGGCCACGCGCTCGATCAGCGGGTTGAGGACTGGCAACAGCACCATGCCGAACGATATGCGGATGTTCTCGATAACGCTGTCGAGACGCTGCCATGGATCGACCATGGCCCGGGCCATCTGCTCGGCTCGCTCCATGCCTTTGACTTTGCCCAGTTGGTCCAGGTTGTTGGCCAGGGCGCCGGTGTCCTTCAGCAACGTGACGATCATCCGCGCCGCCTCGCCGCCGAACGCGCCGGTAATGGCGTCCAGGTCGGTCTGCTTGGTCAGGTTGCCGAACTTCGTCTGCAGCTTGTCCAGGATCTGCATGATGGGCAGCAGCCGGCCGCCGGCGTCGGTGAACTTCATGCCCAGCTTGTCCTGGGCGGCGCTGACGTTTTCGAAGAACGCTTTATAGAGCCCGCCGGCCTCGCCGCCCTCCATGGTCTGGCTCAGTTGGCCGAGGACCGCCATCTGTTCGACCAGGGAGGCGCCGGCGGCCGATGCACCGATGCCGGTAGCCTTGAACGCTTCGTTCATCTGTTCGCCGGACGTGCGGAACAGCTGGACGGCGCGGGCGGTTTGTCCGGTCAACTGCTCGACCCACTGGGCGCGTCCCATGGCATCGGCCTGACCCTGGAACAGCCCGTACATGGTGCCGATGTAGGTTGTCATCGTGTCGGCGTCGGCGCGGGTGGCCTTGGCTAGCACGTTGGACGCGTTGGTGATCGCTGCCAGCTCGTTGCCCACCAGCCCCTTTATCGCGCCTTCGACCTGGTAGGCCGAGCGGACAAAGGCGGTGGCGTGCTCGCCGTAGTTCGCGGCGAACTCCATCGACGCCTGGTTCAGCCCGTCCAGGGCGTCCTGGGCGACGCCCAGGGACTGGATCTCGCCCAGGGCCCCGGTCTGCTCCAAGGCTGGGGCCAGGGACTGGCGGAACGCGACCACGGAACCGACCACGCCGGCGATGCCGGCGCCCACCTGCATGAATCCGTTCTTGCCGACCTCGGCCACGTCCATGAGGGCCTTGCTGGCCTGCGCTGCGGGCGCCGTCACCTGGTCGATCAGGCGCAGCACAAAGTCCAGTCTAGCGGTGCTGTTGGTGCTCATGCGGTGGGGTCCATCAGCCGTTCAGCGCCTTGGCGATGCCGTTTGTTACGGCTATCTCCATGCGGCGCCAATGTTCGTCTTCCAGCCATTTGGCCGTGCCCAGGTTGTCCGCCGTGGGCGCGGCTCCAGGTAGCCAGCGTTCGACCAGGGCCATCAGTTGGCCCAGGCCGTCTTCGTTCAGTCGCTCAGCGCGGCCGAGCGCTTTTTTACGGTCACTTCAACGTCCGGGGCGTATTCCTCCAGGAGCGCGCTGGCCAGCTTCATGACGGTCATGGGGTTGACCAGGTACGGGCGCAGGGCGGCCAGTTGGTCCTGCTGGACGGTGCTGGTCAGGAGGTTGTTCGAGGGCGCTACCTTGTTGTTCGGGTTCAGGCCGTTGAAATAGCGGGTCACGTCCGCCGGGCTGAGGGCAAAGGTGAATTCCTTGTCCTGGATCTGCAGGGTGATTTCGGTTTTTTCGCTTCGTTCGGTCATGGTGCGTTTCCTTGGGGTAGTTGGATCACGGGAAAAATGGGGAAGGGGTACAGGCGCTGAAGCGTGCGGACGTAGTCCTGCAGGCCCAGCACCATGCGGCGGGTCAGGGCGAGTTCGTCGCGGAGGGCGAAATAATCCTGTCGAGCCTCTGCAGCGAGTTCGGCGGCTCCTGCATCAGCCAGGCCGGAGGCGCCGGCATCGGCGGACACTGCGGGGCAGGTGGCGTTGACGCGCAGCCGCTGACGGCCAGCGTCAACAGCAGCGCGCAGGCGTGCGTTCTGGTCGCGTTCATCGTTGAGTTCCTGGGTGTGCTTGAGGTCGAGTGCGTCACGGGCGGCCAGTAGCTCGCCGGCGATGTGTGCGGCTTGCTGCAGGCCGGCGACTTCGCGTTGGGCATCCTGAAGGTCGCGGCGCACCTGGTCGTTGGTGCGCAGGATCCGCCCACGCTCCAGGACCAGAAGCACCAGGACGGCCAGTAGTCCGGCGACCAGCAGCAGGCCGAAGCGGTTCACAGGCCCACCTCGCACAGCTCGCGCTCTGCAGCGCGTCGCCGGACAAGCCCGCCGAGTTTCTTGCCGCCGGCATAGACCCAGCGCGACAGCTCGGCGCAGGCGCCACGCACGTCGCCGGCGTTGAGCTTGCGCAACAGCGTCGAGCGGGCCAACTGGCCTTCGCCGACGTTGTAGACGAACGACGCCAGGGCAGCGCGGCGCGTGTCGGGCAGCGGCACCAGGACCTGGCGGTCAACGGCATCGACGGCCCGTTGCAGCTCGCGTTCCAGCAGCGCGTCGCACTCTGCCGGGGTCGCAATGTCGCCCATGCTAACGCCGGCGGTGATCCCCTCGCAGATCGTCGGGATCCCCACAGGGTCGCGATAGGCGACCAGCGAACGGCCCTCGAACGGAGCGACCAGGGCGGCAGCCAGGGCCAGCGCCCCGCCGGCGGCGGTGAGCTTGCGCGGCAGCTTCACGGCAGCACCAGACGCAGCAGGACCGGCCCGAACATCTGCAGCAGCGCCCACAGCGTGCTGGCCACGCCCAGCGCCCAGGTGATCTTCCGGCCGATGTTGTCCACCGTGCTGGTTAACTTCTGCTGGCCAGCGTTCAGGTCGTCCAGCTGCTCGGTCATGTGCTCGAACTGCTGTTCCAGCCGGGTGAGCCGGGGTGGCACGTCGCGGTTCAGGCGCTCGACGTCACCCAAGCGGTGATCGAGCACGGCCAGGTCGCGTTCCAGCTTGCCGATACGAACAGCGGGTGTGGCGCGGCTGCTCATCGGCGGCCCCCTTTCTCGAAAGCGGATTGGCAGGGCGTGCAGCGCAACATGCCCCCCAGTGCGCGGCGCGCTTCGGGAATCGGGTCGCCGCAGTCCTGGCAGTGGGTGAGGCTCGGCCCTGCGGTCCTGGAGCGTGCCAGGACCGCCTGCAGGGCCAATTCGCGGTCCTGCAGCTCACGCGCCTGGGCGCGATCGAAACAGTCCGCCATCAGCGCAGATCCTCGGTTTCGCTGGCGTCGAGGTAGGGCACGCCGTTGATGCGAATGAAGTCCGGACTGGTGACGTCGAACGGGATCTTATGGACGGTCTTCGTGCCGCCCTTCGGATCAATGTCCAGCAGGCTGGAGACCTTGAGCTTGCAGCCAAAGGCCTCTACGCGGATTTCATCGACCCCAGCCTTGGCGAAGAACAGGCAGTCCACAGGATCGATCTTGCGAAAGCTGCCGGCGCGGCGTGCCGCTTCCATCACCAGGGCGAAGTTCGCGCTGTCCAGCTCCAGTTCGCCGCTGGCGGTCACGTCGCCGTCCACATGCCCGTCCGGGACGCCGCCGGTCTGTGCAACGGCGCTGTTGTCGGTGATATCCAGGGTGGCTTTCTCGACGTGAACCAGGGTGTCGCCCATGTTCACGTCGAAGTTCATTCCAGAAATGCGGGCCATGGCTTACTCCTCGTCGCCGCCGGACAGGTCCAGGGCGATGTTCGCGGTCAGGGTCTTGGGGCTGTTGAAGGGGCGGATCTTGATGAAGACCTCCACCTCGGTGCGGCTCTTCCAGGTCAGCACCACGTCGCCGTCCTGGGGCGGCTGGATCTCGCCGGGGAATGTCTGGCCGGCAAAGGTGGTTGCGCGGGCCATCTCGCGCAGCGGGCGCATAAGCGCGGTACGGGTGGACGCCATGCTGTTGGGGGTGTTGTTCACCTTGCGATCCGCGACACGCTGAATCAGCAGGATCCGCACGCGCCGGGCGGCCTTGTCGGCCACGCGCAGGTTCTCCACGACGTTGAAGTCACTGCCGGGGGCGTCGAGCAGGTTGCCATCGCCCCAGAAGGTGCCCGGATAGTCGGGGTAGGTCTGAGGGACGGAGTAACGGGCCTTGTCCAGCTCGGCCAGCACGGCCATATCCAGCGGCACCCCGTCCTTGTCGCGAGGCGTCTCGCCGAGGCCGACCACGGCGCCGCTGGCCACGCGCATGGGGCTGTCGGCGATGCTGACCTCTGCGGACGCCAGGCGCCCGGCCAACACGCCCAGGTTGTTGCGGTGCAGCTGCGGGACGCACAGCACGCGCGGCGCGGCAATGTCCGCGACCAGCATACGGGCGGCCTCCAGGTAGGTGGACCAGTCCTGGGCGTCGGTCAGGCCCGGCGCTGCCGCCATCACGAACACGCGGCGGCCGTACCGGTTGCCGAGTTCGACGGCGGCCGTGTGCATGGCCTGCAGCTCGGTTGCATCGGCCGCCGGGCGGGTAATCACAACGGCCTCGACGGATACGCCTTCACGTTGGGCGTAGGACAGCGCGTCCTGCCAGCTGCCATCCGGCGCAATCGGCGCCGCCATGGCCGCCCAGCGGCTGCTGCCGTTGGCCCGTGCGGCGGCGATCTGCTGCTTGAGGTCGGAATCGGGGATTCCCAACTGCACGTCCAGGTCGGACTGGGTGTTCAGGGGGATCAGCTTGCCGATGTTCTTCGGCGCGGGGCCGATGAACAGGAAATAGCGCTCGATCTCAGTCACCGGACCTTGGCCCAGGTTGAGGTTATTGACGCTGACAGTGCCTAAAGCCATGGGTGGGCCTCGCTATCGGGGAGAGTTCAGGATTTGTTCCAGGAGCTGGGCGACCAGACGCCCGGTTTCCTGCTGGGTGATGCCGAGGAATTCGCGCTTGGGCAGCTTGATTTCCCAGCTTTGCGGGCCGGGCTGTTCGTCGCGCAGGACGCGAATCAGCAGGCCGGCCTGCTGAAAGCCGATGTGCTGCTGGATCCACGGCACGGATGGGCGAGACAGCCCTTTCTTGCCGGCCTGGCGGACACGAAAGCCCAGGCGGCGCAGGCGCTTGGCCTGTTTCTCGGTGCAGGCCTGGTTCGGCTGGACGCGGTTCCATCGGCGCATCTGAGCGGCGGTGCGGCGTTCCACGTAACCGTCCTGGTGCTGTCCGGCGATGTGGCCCATCAGCGGATTTCGCCAGCCCAGCACGCCCTGGTCGGCGTTCAGTTGGGTGACGTTCAGGTGCTTGGGCTTGACCAGGCCCGCAAGCATCTTGCGGCGGCCCTTGCGCTTGCGCGGTTCAAAGGGCGTACCGTCCGGGCTCTGCTGGCCGGAGACGTTGCGGCGAGCCTGGGCGCGCACGCGCTTGAGTGCGTTGTTCAGCAGGCGCCGGCGGAATTGCGGCGGCAGGCTCATCAGGGCCATCTGGGCGCGCACATCGAGTTCGCCGCGCATGTCGAAGTTCAGAGCGCCGCTAGCCATGGATCACCTCGCCATGCTCGGCCACCCAAAGGTCGAACGGCACGAACGCCCAGCGCTGGCCGAACGCTTCGATTTCGCCGGCGGGATCCTCGGCCAGGTGGACCGGCTCGACGAACTCCACGGCCAGTTCCACGTCCGCCAGATCCGGGTCCATTTGCTCAACGTCGAACACCGGATCAGGCAGGCCGTCGCGGTCCTGGTCGTTGTTCTCAAGCCAACTGCCCACCAGCGCCATCAGGCGTGCGGGATGGTCGGCCAGGCGCTCCAGGATGATGACGGCGCGATAGCGCATATCGCCCAGGCGCAGGCCTTCGCGCTCAGGCTTCCAGGCCAGGGTCAGGCTCACCTGTTCGGCGAAGCTGTCCAACTGCTCGGCGGGCACCAGTTGGCGGTCGATCAGGTAGGCGGTCAGGGCGCGCAGCTTGTCCATTACAGAAGCTCCGCTGTTATGCGCGAACGGCCCTGGATCAGGCGGACGGCCTGCTGGCTGTACGAAAGAAACAGCTCGCGGGTCTGTTCGGCTTCCTTCGCCAGATTCTCGGCCTCGGGACGACGGCTGACCGTGGCGAACTGGCCCAGCAGCTGAGCCTTGGCGCGGCAGTAGACGGCGCGCTTGTAGTGGGCCACGTACTCGGCGCGATCCGGCAGCACCCGCGGATCCGCAGTTTCCAGTTGGGCGATTCCGGCCGCCTGCCAGGCTCGCTTGCGCTTGGCCAGGTCCTGGTTCACCTCGGCCCGGGCAGTGGTCACGCCGTCAACCAGCAGATCAAGCAGGAATTCCGCCGGTAGGCGGTACAGCCGCTGGAACTCGGCCACCTGCAGTTCAGGCCAGAACCCGTCGTTGGGGATGGCCTGCTGGATCACGTTGGTGGGTTTGCCGGAAAAGCTCATGCGTGACACTCGAATAGGGCGGGGCTAACGCCTTCGGGTCGAACGGACTACAGGTAGCCGTCTTGCCTGGGCGCGCCCCGCTGCGGGGGGTAGTCGGTTAAGGGGCCGCCGGGGGCGCGTCCGGGGTTGTCTTCGCGTCGGCTTCTGCCTTGGCCAGCGCCTTGGCGGCGGTGGCTCGGCGGGTGCCGACGCCGATTTCCGGATACAGCTCCACGGCTCGGTCGAAGTGCTCGATAGCCTGCGTCCACTCCTCGTTATCCATCGCGATCTGGCCCAGCACCTTGTGGAAGCGCGCCGGGATCCGCTCGAACAACGTCCACTGGCCATCGACCAACGGCAGGAGGTTGGAGACGTAGGGTTCGGGACTGCGCAAGGCCTTGTACTCGGCTTCGGCCCAGTCGATGACGGCATCAGCGACAAAGGTCTGGATATCGCGACGCTTGAAGCGCTCCGGCATCTCCTGGCCCTGCTCGATAGCGAACAGGGCTAGTTCCAGGCCGTCCTCGAACTGAACCGTGTCGAACAGCCAGACCAGCACCTGGACCAGGACCGGATTCGGGTAGACCAGGCCGGCGGCGCGGTAGCGCTGCACATAGTCCAAATACTTGGGCAGCAGTTCGTCGCGCTTCAGGCGCTGGCGTTCTTCGCGGCTGTTGATCGCGCTGATGCGCTCCAGGTCGCCATCCAGGGCGGTCAGCATCAGGGCCAGGTGCTTCTGCGCGTTCGCTGGGCTGTTCAGGGCCTCGCTCGGGTTGTAGGCCGGGACGGTGGCGGCACCAGCCGCCACGCCCTCGGCCAGAATCCGGCGCTTGTGGGCCAGGGCCAGGCTCACGGCGCAAGCTCCACGGAATCGGATTCCAGCGCAGCGAACTTGCCCAACTGTTCGATCACGTAACCTTCATTGCGCCCGTTGTAATCCTCGACGCGGGAGCGCTTGGGGTTCTCCAGCAGATGGCGCCGCCAACTGGTGTCCTGGAAGTAGATCGACAGGTTGTCCCAACTGGTGACCATGATTCCCTTGACCGGGAAGAACGGCACCAGGAAGGACGGCAGGCCGCCATAGGTGGCGATCACCTGGGCTTCCTCGATCCGTTCTTTCTCGGTCGGGGTCTGACCCTGCGCGGCATACAGCTTGCCCTTGTCGTATGCCAGCAGGTCGGAACCGATGATCGCCACCAGGTCGCCTTCGTCGCGGAACACAGGGTCGATCATCTGCTTGACGTCATGCACAGCCGCGTCGAGGTTGGCATAGTCGCCACCCTTGCCAATGACGATTTTCTTGGCCGGGTCGGCAGATTTCAGTACCTGTTCCGGGATCAGCTCGCGGGCCAGTTGCAGCCAGCCTTTGTTCACGTCCTGGAGCATCGGGAATTGCTGAAGGTCGGTCTGCTTGGCCGCATGGGTGCCGTGGAAGCCGATCAGGATCCGGTCCAGGGCGATGCGGCGCTGAACCGCCGCCAGGTAGCGGTCGGCAAAGTCCGGGAACTTTGCCCAGCTGTCGATGGTGGCGAACTTCAGGGCCACGTCCGTTTCGGTGTGGAAGAGTTCGTATTCGTTGTTCTTCAGGTCCAGCAAGTCGCGGGGCTCGCGGTCCTTGGTGCTGGTGTCGGTGCGGCTCGACGCAGGTCCGTTCAGGCCCAGCAGAACCTTTTCGCCCTTGATCTCGCTGACCGGGACGACGTTGATGCGACCGAGGAAGTCGGCGCGCTCGGTGATCTGGTCGTTGAGTTCCTGGGCGTGGGTGGGCTCCACTGCGAAGGTGCGGGCGGTGTCGTGGACGTTATAGGCCTCGGCCATGTCCTCTTGGAGTTGCTGGTACTGCGCCTGGGCGCGTTCGCTGAGGGCTCCCATTAGCGCAGCCCCTTACCGCGAGCCTTGGCGGCGGCGCCAGTGGTGCGCGGGATCTTGCGCCCCTGGGCGGTGTTGAGCAGCTTGGCCATGGTGTCCTGCAGCTCATCCATGCGGGCGCTGAGTTCCTTGGTTTCCTTGCCTTCCTTGCCCTTCTTGCGCTTGAAGTCGCGTTCTTCGTCGGCCTGGTCCACCACGTCCTGGACGGCGGCGCCAACGGCATCGACTTGTTCCTGGGTGTCGCTGGTGTCCACGTCTTCGACGACGGGTTCGATCACTGCCTGGAGCCCGGCCAGGATGATAACCAGTTGATCGTAAAGGGCCTTGAGGGCCTTGGCGGTGGCTTCATCCATTGGTTCTACCTCGTCGGATGATGGGTTTTCGGTGGGGGTGTTGGGGACGCTGAAGAGCTTGAACACGCGGGTTAGCGAGGCGATCAGGCCGCGCACCTCGGGCGCGGTCGCGCCGTCGTCTTCGCGCAGGTTGCTGAGGGGGTGGGAACTGGTGAAGAAGCGGACGCCAGCGCCGTTGGGGCGGCGGCGGGAGAAATACAGTTCCTGGGTGCGGGTGCTTGCCGGCTCGTCGGTGACGGCCATACCGGAGAGGTAGCAGCGGCCGGAATTGCGGAAGTTCGGCCAGATCTCGATGCTGGAGAACAGGCCTTTGCCCTGGTCGTTCAGGGCCAGCAGGTCGTCGTTCGGGCGCAGGCGGGCTTCCAAGCTGACCTGGCCGGGCTCAAGTTCCGGGTCGTCCTTTGCTTCGACCAGGCGCACCTCGTAGACCGTGCCGTGGGCGCCCCTCCAGCGATCATGTTCGGCCCAGATCGTCGCTGTGTAGAAACTGCGGTCGTAGGTTTCCGCGCAGTCGCGCAGTTCCTGCTCGGTGATGACGCGCCCGTCTACGGTGTCGCCGCTGACGGCCACGCGCTTCCACGGTGAAACAAGGGAACGGGGCATTCGTGGTGCTCGGTTGGTGTCGTTGAGCGCCACGATAGGGAGCGGGGAAGGGCCAAGAAAGCGGATCCACTGCGCGTTCCTGCGATCTTATTTCGTTAGTAAAAACAGGCAGTTGCGGAGCGCGTTAGGGCGATTTTCGGCGCATAGACTGCGCCCCATGTCGTACTCAATCGAAGTGAAGGAAGCCGCCAAGCGGCTGTATCTCCGGCGGGCGAAGCCGAAGGAGATACAGGCCCAGCTGGGCCTGCCCAACGTCCGCATCGTCTATTACTGGATCGCCCGGGGCGGCTGGGACGAACTGCTGACAGATGAAGAACCCCTGGCCGCGATCAGCCGGCGGATCACGCTGATTGCGGAGAAGCCTGGGGCGTTGTCGAAAGCAGACCTGGACGAACTGGACCGACTGACCTCGATCCGCGAGCGCCTGCAGAAGCAGGCGGCCAGGCCTGCGCCGTCACCTGCAGGCGAGCCCGCACCGGAAGCCCGCGCCGAGCGCGGCCGGGAGCGCGGCGAGCGTCCGCCACGAGAGGGCAAACGCAAGCCCAAAAAGTTGAAGAATGACGTCTCCGGCGTGACCGAAATCGACTTCCTGGACAAGTTCACGTCGCGGATGTTCGGCTACCAGTTGGAACTGTTCGCGGCGAAGAAGAATCCGCTTACGGCGCGGATCCGCCATATCCTGAAGTCGCGCCAGATCGGGCTGACCTACTACTTCGCCGCCGAAGCGTTCATGGACGCAGTGCTGACCGGGGACAACCAGATTTTCCTGTCCGCGAGCCGCGCCCAGTCCGAAGTGTTCCGCAGCTACATCGTCGCCTTCGCCGCGCAATGGTTCGATATCGAGCTGTCCGGCAATCCCATCATCTTGAGCAAAGACGGCAAGCCGTGGGCGGAACTGCGGTTTCTCTCGACGAACAGCAACACGGCGCAGAGCTACCACGGCCACGTCTACATCGACGAAGTGTTCTGGATCCCCAATTTCCAGAAGCTGCAGACGGTGGCTAGCGCGATGGCCTCGCATGCAAAGTGGCGCCTGACCTACTTCTCCACGCCCAGCGCGGTAACGCACCAGGCATATCCGTACTGGACCGGCGAGGAGTTCCGCAACAGCAAGCGCGGAAAGAAGGCCGGGCCGTGGCCCAGCGAAGCGCAGATCCACGCCGGCGCGTTGTGCCCGGACGGGCAGTGGCGCAAGGTCATCACGATTCAAGACGCCATCGCCGGCGGCTGCAACCTGTTCGACCTGGAGCGCCTGCAGCTGGAGTACGACGAAGAGCGCTTCGAACAGCTGTTCATGTGCAAGTTCATCGACAGCACCCAGGCTGCATTCGCCTTGGCCGACCTGGAGCGCTGCTATTCCGACTTGGGCCTATGGACTGACTACGACCCGGACAGCCCGCGGCCGTTCGACAACCGCCCGGTCTGGCTCGGGTATGACCCCAGTCGAACCCGCGACGACGCGACGTGCGTTGTCGTTGCCCCGCCCCTGGAGCCGGGCGGCAAGTTCCGAATCCTGGAGAAGCACAGCTGGCGGGGGACGTCGTTCACGCATCAGGCAAAGCAGATCGAGAAGCTGTGCGAGCGCTTCAACGTCCAGCACATCGGCATCGATATTACCGGCGTCGGTTACGGGGTGTTCGACCTGGTGAAAGACTTCTTCCCCCGGGCTACGCCGATTCACTACAGCCTGGAGGCGAAGAACGCCTTGGTGCTTAAGGCCCAGGACGTGATCCAGGGCAAGCGCATCGAATGGGATGCCGGTTGGACCGAGGTCGCGGCGGCGTTCCTGTCGATCAAGCGCGGCACCACGGCCAGCGGCCTGATTACCTACAGCGCGTCTAGGACTGAGGCAACCGGCCATGCCGACGTGGCCTGGTCGATCATGCACGCGCTGGCTCATGAACCCCTGAACACCAACAAGCGGCGGCGCAGCCGCTATTCCCTCAGCAGCTCGACACAGGCGACCCATGGCAAAGCGAAAACCACGGCAGCAGGCACAACAGCGCAACGGCGCGCGCGCGTTCTCGTTCGGCGCACCGGAACAGGTGCTGACACAGAATATCGGCGAGTACCTGGGCGTCTTCGCCAGCGAGTGCGGGCGGATCTACCTGCCACCCGTGTCGCGCCAGGGGCTGGCCAAGCTGCTGCGCGCAAACCCCCATCACGGCGCCATCGCACCGTTCAAGCGCAACCTGCTGTTGCGTGACTTTCTCCCGTCCCTCGGGCTCAGCGTGCAGACAATGCGCTGTGTAGGCCTGGACCATATGGTGTTCGGGGAATGTTTCCTTTACCTGCGCGAGAACATCGCCGGTCAGGTCCTGGAGCTGGAGCACCTGCCGGCGATCAACATGCGTTGCCGATTGGACGGCGGGTACACCATGTTACTGCCGCATGGTGAGGAACTGGAGTTCGACCAGGACGAAGTGCTGCACCTGAAAGAGTACGACGTGGAGCAGAACATCTACGGGATACCCGACTACCTGGGCGGGCTCCAGTCGCTGCTGTTGAACGAAGCGGCGACACTGTTTCGCCGACGCTACTACAGTAACGGCGCCCATGCCGGATATGTGTTCTATACGAACGACGAGAACTTGTCGGAAGAAGATGAAGAGAATCTGAAACAGCAGATTGCGGCAAGTAAGGGAGTCGGAAACTTTCGCTCTATGTTCGTCAACATCCCGGGCGGCTCTGAAAAGGCGATCCAGATAATCCCGGTCGGCGATTTCCAGGCGAAGGACGAACTGGAGAAGGTCAAGAACATAACTCGTAATGATGTTATCGCCGCTTGGCGAATGAACCCGGCGCTGGCGGGAATCATTCCGGAGAATAGCGCTGGATTCGGTGATATTGAGAAGATCGACCGGGTGTACATGAATAACGAGATTCGGCCGATCCAACAGCTGTTCCTTCAGGTGAATGAAGTGCTGCGGGAGGATCGCCGGATTGCGTTTAAGGAACCTGTATCGGGCTAGATGTTATGGCAGAATAGGTTCCTATAACGGAACCATGGGGGCGAAATGCGAGTTTATTGCAAGGTGTGCGGAGAGAAGGCGCGGATTGCTACGCGAGAGGACATCACCCCGGAGTTCGCCAAACTGTATTGCCAGTGCCTGGACGCGAAGGGCTGTGGGCATAGGTTCGTCATGAACCTGTCTTTTTCGCATACCTTGGTTCCGGCGGCGGAGCCTCTGGACCGGCTGCTGTTTGACCGGCTCCGGGAGTTACCCCGCCACCTGCAGGTTGAGCTATTTAATCAGCTCGGGGCCTTGCGGTCCTGAATCAGGAGCGTGGACGCGGTATCGTTCATGCGTTGGTCTAGCCACTCCATCACGATCTGAGCGCCCAGCCGTTCTTCCACGCCTAACTGGCCATGGCAAACGGCAGCACCTATAAATTTCATGACATACCTACTGTCGTCCAGTCCTTCGCGGATTGACGTTAGGTTGACTGTCTGAAACTCCATGAAAACAACTCCCTTACTGCGTGTTTTTCTAACTTTACTTTTATGAAAATTACATAGTCAAGTGTGAAGAAGATAAGCGGTAAAATTCGATTTAATGTAGTATTGCTGATGATTTTTTCTTTAATATTTTCGCGCCAAGAACGGGGTTTTTATGGCGAATGGAGTCGGTAATAGAGTGTCGCGAAGGCTGAAAGGTTCTAAGGATTGGGGGTGATTTTTATTTTATGTTCGTGATTTTTAATTGCTATGTTTCATTTTCTTGAGGTTAGCGGCTTCTGCTTATTTTTATATCGAATACAACTATCACTATAGATAGGGTGTAATAGAAAAGGGCGCCGAGGCGCCCTTTTCTATTTGACTACTGCTGTTCCCCCCATCCCTCTTGGTCGTCGAGTCCGTCAAAGTGCACAACGCCGAAGCGTCGAGCGCCGACAGGATCCTGCAGGCCCACCAGGAATTCGCCTTGCGGCAGGGGCACCTGGACCACGCCCAGGCCGGTGAAGTAGTTCAGGACGCCGGAGGCCTCGAAGATCACGAAGCTAGGCGGTAGGCCTAACTGGGCCTGGGCCTGGCGGTTACGCTCCGGGCTGACGTTGAATACCTGTCGCTCCTGGACGTGAACGGGGGCGCCGTTGCTCATGCTTTCTTCCTCCTGTGCTGGTCGCAGATCGCCGTCCTGGTGGTGACGAAACCGCCCCGGTCGCAGTGGTGAACGGCCAGTGTGGCCGCACCTGGACAAGCTGCCGCCGGGGCTTTCTCGGTGCGCAGGTAACAGCAGTTGCCGCACTCCGGGCGTTCGTTCACGTCCTGCCAGCGCAGCGCATAGCGTTTCTGTTCTTCCAGAGTGCCGTGGCGGTCAGCTTTCATGCGTGGGTTCCCTTGCGGTAGAGCAGCAGTTCCTCTTCCAGGGCATCGATCCGTGCGTTAAGCAGTTGGACCAGCCGGTCCTGGTGCTGGCGGGACTGGTCGTCGAGCAGTGTCTGTTCCAAGCGGGCGATGATCTCCGAATTCATGCTGCGATGGTTATCCCGCGCAGTCTCCGCGACCCGGTCGCGCATGCCGTCAGGTAGGCGCACTACGAACTTCTCGGCGGTACGGGAGTTAGACATGGTGGTGTTCTCCGAACGTGATAGCAGGGGCGGTAGGACGTATGGAGCGGGCCAGCAACTGGGCGACTACTGAGACGTCTTGGTCGGTGAGTTCGCCCAGGCTGTAGGCCAGGGCAGCGACGCTCTGCAGCCTGGCCCGGGCTGCGTCCGTTTTCATGACCAGGAATGCAACCAGGGCGCCGCCGACAATGGCGGTGGCAACCAGATGGCGCGGTGCTGTGGTAGCCTTCGCAGTGCTACCGCTGGGGTGTTTCTTCATCGTTTGACTCCTTCGCTGGTGGTTGGCGTCGGGGAGCCGCTACTCCTCGACGCCTCTTCTTCATGCCGTCAGGCGTTCGGCTGTTTCGGTGCCCACATGCTGTTCAGCAGGGCCCATACCACGCGGCCGTTGTCGTCGCGCTCGATACGCTGGCGGACTTTCAACATGGCGGTCCCGTCCAGAGCGATGACCAATAGGCATTCGTCCTGCAGGATCGGATCCAGGCGCCGCAGGTCGTTCAGGTTGAAGGGGTGTGCCTCTCCGTCCTCGAGGCCGAGCAGAAGGCGCCCAACGACTCCCCCTGTTTCCGTGTGACAGAGCGCTTCCGGCACCAGGCGCCGCAGTACCTTGGTCGCCTGTATATCGATCAGCGACTTGACCAGTTGGGCTCCAAAGAGCTTGCCCAGGCTTTCTTCATTCTTCGTCATCGTGTTGTCCTTCGTTGGTGGTTGAGGGGTTAAGCCGCTTCCGGGGCCCACAGCTCGATCAGGCGCTGCCAGATGGCATTGCCGTTGGGGACCCGCTCGTGGACCTCCAGCTCGGGGCTGTAGTCCATGACTAGGACCGCCAGGCAGTCCTGAAACAGATCCAGGTCCAAGCCGCGGAGGTCAGTCAGGTCAAAAGGGAACTCCTCGCCGTTGTAGAGGCCGAGCAGGAAGCGGCCGACCGCGCGTCCCCCGGAAGTGAAGTTCAAGGCGACGGGCACCAGGCGGTTGAGGGCCTGTACGCCGGCGGTGGCCAGGGCAGGGCGTTGCTGCTGGTAGGCCATGGCCTTGGCCAGGGCGGTGCTCAGGGATTGGTTCATGCTGTTGCTCCTGTCTTGATAGGGTCAGAAAACGCGGTGCAGCTCGCCGTCGAACATCACGTACAGCTCGACGTCTGCCATGCGGTACTGGCCGCCGAAACCGCCCTTGATCACGTAGCCGGCCACGTCGGTCTGAAAGTGAACAGGGAAGGGGTAGCCATAGCCGCTTTGTTTGTTCGGTTCGATCTGGCCGGCGTAGCGGCTGGTCTCCTTGATGCCGGCATAGAGCTGCTGGCCAACGGTGCGCGCCTGGCCAACACAGAAGGCTTCAAACACCAACTGGACGGTGGAGTGGGTGAAGCGCAGGCCGTCGCGCTCCAGCAGGTGGGAGGCGATACGCCCCCGGGCGAAGTCGCGGAAGGCATCGAAGGCCAACTGTTGATCCCGGTATTGCTGGGCGTTTTCCTGCAGGTACTGCTGTTCGTTTTCCATGGTGTCGCTCCTGTTCAGTTGCTTGGGGTTTCGCGGTGGTTGGCCAGCAGGCCGACCACCACCTGGAACACTTCATTTCCGAGTCTGCAGGCGGCCAGTTGGCCGAACTCCAGACCCACTTCCTGACTGAGCCATGCCGACCGCTTGAAGCCGACCAGGCTGAGCATGGTCAGCAGCAGTACCTGGCGGGACGTGTCCAAGGTCCGAAAGGCCTTGAGCAGTTGCGGTAGGTGCGCGTCCTCGATCACGGGTATTTCCCAATGCCTCGCCGGTGGTAGTTGCAGCAGCGGCAGGCCCAGCAACTTGGCGCCACGCCGCCAGCAGTGCAGAAAGTCCTGGGGCGCGGTGGTGCTTGCCAGGTCGAACGGACCGCAGACGCGGGCCAGTTCATGGGTGAGCGGTTGGCTTGCGTTCATTCCTGCGGATCTCCTTCTGTTGCTCGTTCAGTCGCTTGCGCATGTCTTCGCGGTATTCCTCCGAGTGCTTCGGATCGGCCAGCCACTCGGTGATCTCTTCGCGCCTCCAATGGCGCAGAACGTGGCGGGCCAGGCAGTCGCGGCGGTATGCGATATCGGCGGGCAGGCTCATGCGATCCCCCATAAGAAGGTCTGCGGCGCGTACTCCCCCGGAACGTCTGGAAGGAGTGGAAGGCCGTGGCGGCGGCACCTCTGGAACCCGCATGGTTGCTGGGCTGGTTTTTTTGGGGCTCCTTCCACCTGGGGTGGAAGGTGGTGGAAGGTTGTTGCATGCCGGTAGGGCTGTAGGCCACGCGGCTCTAGGCCTCCAGCCGACTCTGCCGAAAAGCCCGAAAGTGGAAGGTTGATGGAAGGTAGTGGAAGGAAAAACCTTCCAGGGCCTTCCACTGGTACGCGGCTTGCTTTATCGGTGTAACTGACTGTATTCATTGAGCTATTCCTATTCCTTCCAGATATTCCAGATATTCAGGGCGAGTACACAGAAAGCCTTTCCACTCACCCACGAACCCATCCCGGAAACTCTCCAGGCCACGGAAGACGGGCTATCCAGCCCTTTTGAAGATCCAGCAGTTGATGGAGCGCTGTTCCAGGCGGGAATGGCACTTGCGAGTCTCGATGAAGGTGTGCGTGCGGCTTTGCCTCAGGTAGCGTTGGAGTAGGGCCGTAGGCAGCACCTCCTGGCCGGCAGCGCGGCAAGCCTGCTGGAAGTGGTTCAGGTTGACGGCGATCAATCCCTTTTCCGTGCTGTGGTTCAGCGTCTCGCGGATCTCGTGGTGGGTTTCGCCATCGCTGTCCGTCACGGTGACGGTCTGCTCGTTGAGGTAGTGGTAGATCTGCCAGAACTGGGCGGCGGTCTTGTTCTCTGCGGTGCAGCTCTGTTGCCGATCTAGGGCGCGGGCCTCCAAGTGGCGTGCCAGGGATTCCAGATCACGATCGGTCCAGGCCGGGAACAGCGATTGGGTGGCCTTGGCCGCCGCCATGACCTGGGCGTGGCAAAGCACGATCCGGCTGTGACTGACGCCGCTCTGGGTCATGAACCGCTGTTCGTAGTGAGGGAAGGCCTCGAAATAGCGCTGCAGCCAGGCGTTCTCTTGGCACAGAACAGCGCGCAGGTAGCCCGCCAGTTGCTCGACCGGGATAGCTTTCAGGCGGTCGGCCAGAGGCTTGAGGTCGGGGCTATGGTGGTCCAGCGTCATGTGCAAATAGACGATCCTGGTCAGGATCGCTTCCGAGCCGTCTACCATGGTGTTCTGTGAGATACAGACCGCCCCCCGGAAAATCAGCGCCTCCGTATCACTGTTGCCCGACTTCACGCCGGTGACGCGCAGCTTGGCGTTATGGTCGAACAGCGGTTTGATTTCATCCCAGCTGTATTGCTCAGTCAGGGTGCGCCCCATGGCGTCGGTCTTTTCCCGGTCGGACTCTAGGAGCACCACGGGCATGTTAGAGACGGCAGACATGGCGCGGAGTAGACCGATGCCGGATGCGCCGTTGCCGCTGGGCTTGATGCCTTCCTCGTCCTTGCGGCCGATCAAGCGCCAGAGGAACCGAAGCAAGGTGGTCTTACCGGACCCGGCGACGCCGGTCAGTTCCAGGAAAGGCCAAGAGGATTGCGCGCTGCGGATCTGCTGGGCAAACAGGGTACCGGTCCACCAGGACAGCGCCGCCAGGCCGTTGAGGCTGAACACTGCGCGGAAGTCTGCGAACCAGGACGGGTCGAAGGCCTCGCCCTGGAAGACGGGGTAGCTACGCGCCGAGGTCTTCAAACCGTCGCCGCCAATGTCCAGAAAGCCATGGTCGTTGGTCATGATTTCCTTGCCTTTGTGGAAGCCGAAGGAGGGGTAGCAATAGGCGCCAGTGGCTTCGTCGTAGCCAATGAAGGGCAATGTGCGAACGGTGCTGGGGTTGCGTAACCACTCGCTTTTGAGCATGGCCAGCACCCGTTCGCCGCCTTCGAACATGCCGCCCGGGGTGCGCTCCAATAGGGCTTTCGTGAAGCCTCGCGGCTCGGTTATCGCACTCGGCGGCAGCGGCTCTTTGCAGTTCAGGCGGGAGTTCGGGAAGTCGAACTGGAAGAAGTAGCGCTGCTCGCCGGTGATCGCATCGCGCTCGATGTATTCGAAGCGCGGGACACAGTTGGCCACCTGGCTGATGGTTGTGTGTTTGGCGAACTCGGGCTGGTGTCCGTCCACGTCGTCGCCATCCAGATCTTTCTGCAACTCGGTGAGGTTCACCCGGGCCGAGTACAGGCAGTTGTCGAACTCGACCAGGAAGAACGGGCGCGGTCGCTTGATGTACAGCAGATAAGCCTTCTTCATCGGCGACGTGGCGCAGAACAGCCGGCCCCGGTAGCACGCTTCCTGCAGGAATGCGTCGTCCAGCTGGCCGTCGCGGTACACGTCGTCCCAGTCGCGCTTCTTCCCGTCGGCCCGCTGCCCGGCTAGGGCTACCCAGCCGATTTCCCCTCGCTTGCGGATCCCTGCCAGGTACTTAGGAATCACTGCATGGGCGGCTGGGTCATCATCCAGGGCGATGATCCAGGTAATGAGTTTCCCTTTGTTCTCTTCGAGGATTCGCCACGGGAAGTTGTTGGCAGAGATCGAGGCGATCACCTTATAGCCGGCGAGCCACAGCGCGATGGCATGGAAGATCCCTTCCACGATGTACACCCGGTCGTTCTTCTCGTAGGTCTGGCCAGTTGGCTCCCAGCCATCGCCCTTGTACGTCATCCCTTTGCGGATCCCGGCCTTGTCGCCTTCGTTCGCGGCCACGGCGCGGGCGTCGATGATCCGTTCCCAATAGCCGTTGCAGAGGGGGAAACGCACCGTGTCCGCCCAGGATCCGTTCGCCATCGGCCGGCGGCCCTGGGTGTACCAGCCCGCGATCTTGGAAATGTCGAAGCCGCGGCTGCGCTGCAGGTAGGCGTCGGCGGTGGCGTTGGGGTTCTCCGGCGTCGAAGGGAAGCGCTCGCTCAGATTCTCGAAGAGGTGGCGGTAGCGTTCGCGGGTTTTCTCTTCGTAACCACACTGGTTCAACCGGTTGCATTTCAACTGGTAGGGCTTGCTCTTGCTGATGTACAGCGAGCGCTTGCCGCAGCCCGGACATTCCCCTTTGTTCAGGTACTCGTCCGAGGCTTCGTGCGGTTTGAAGTCCAGTTCTCTGTCGTTCTCCAGGGCCGGGATCACGTCCTGGCGGTAGATATCTTCGAACTGCTCTTGGGTGCTGCGTGCGGTCATTGCCGGCCCCTTACTGCTTACCGGCCTGACTATTCTCACCACGCACCCGTTGAGCCTGTTCTGCTGCCTCCATGGCCATATGCACCATGTTGATGAGGACGGCCGATTTCGAACCTGCTTCCTTTGGCCGGATGATGTAGTTGCCGCGTTTGATTTCGCGCTCAACGGCGCTGGTGGACTGCCCGGAACGGCGGACGAACTCAGCGACGGTCACATATGGCGTGTCGATGGTGATCTTCATTCTGATAACCTCTTTGGCGTTTATTGGGGATCAAAGTACCTATATAGGGACGTATCCTGGTCCCTATATAGGATCCATGTCAAGAGGGGTAGGAATGGACTTCGCCACGAAGCTGAAAGCAATGCGGGCACAAGAGCGGGTGACACAGGCTGAATTTGCTGCGCTGACAGGGATCAGCATCAGCACGGTGAAGAAATACGAAGGGGCCTCCTTCGAAATGGGGTATGGCGCGCTTACCAAGGTCTTGGGTCATGAGCGTTTCAAGAAGTACACGCTCTGGCTGATGATCGGAGAAACGGCCCCTGAGTGCGGGCAGGTAGCCCCGGAATAGCGTTGTGTCGATCAAGAAGCTGGATAATGGGGAATGGCTGGTGGATTGCCGTCCGGATGGCCGTGACGGTCCACGAATTCGTCGCAAGGTGAAGTCAAAGAACGAAGCCATGCACCTGGAGCGTCGAATCATGGGCGACGGCTCCAAGGGCGAGTTTGAGAAGAAGCCGAAACGCGACGAACGCCGCCTGAGTGAACTGGTGGGGCTGTGGTTCACCATGCACGGCAACACCTTAAAGCAAGGCGACAAGCGACGCCGGGAAATGCTGACCACTGTGGCGCGGATCGGCGACCCCATGGTTTGCACCTTCACCGCCGAGATGTTTGCCGACTACCGTGCTGCCCGGATTGCAGGGAAGTGGGGGCGGCTCAAAACTGGGTCAGGCAAGAAGAAAGGGCAGGCGGCCAAGCCTGTAGGTGCCAAGACGTTGAACCACGAACTGGTGCACCTGCGGGCCATGTTCAATGAGCTGGAGCGTCTGGAGAAGTGGACAGGTGAGAACCCGTTGGCGAAGGTTCGAGCGCTCAAGCAGGACGAGACGGAAATGGGCTACCTGAGTCGGGAACAGATCCCGCTTTTGCTGGCCAAGCTGGATCAACACCCGTCCACGGTTGGCATGGTTGCCCGGGTCTGCTTAGCCACTGGTGCCAGGTGGTCCGAAGCAATGAATCTGACACCTCTGCAGGTGCGGGATGGTCGAATCCACTTCGTCCGCACGAAGTCGGCAAGAAACCGCGCAGTGCCGATTTCTGCCGAGCTGCAGAAGTCGCTTGAGGGGGCGCTCCCCTGGAGATCGTCCTACTCGGCGACTTACAAGGCGTTCGAGCTGGCGGTGGCCGAACTGGATCTGCAACTGCCGAAAGGGCAGCTGACCCATGTGCTGCGCCATACCTTCGCAAGTCATTACATGATGAACGGTGGTGACATCCTGACCCTGCAGCGCGTGCTGGGCCACGCGACTCTCCAGATGACGATGCGCTATGCACATTTCAGCCCCGGACACTTGGCCGAAGTCGTCAACCTGAACCCATTGGCTCAGGGGTGTGGACGTTTCGTGGACGCTGAAAAGGAATGCGAATCTGGTGTGGACGCACAGGGTCAGGCTGTAGCCCAGGTGTGA